ACCGCCTGGTTGGTTTGGTCGGGCACTACGTTGGGCCGCGCGCGGTAGACGGTGTCGCAGACGGCCGGTGCGGCGTTGAGCGCAGCGACAACCGCATCGACCACCCGGGCGAAGGCGGTCATCATTGGGTGCGTTCCACCCGTAGCACGCTCAGGCCGGTGCCGTCGGGGTCGTGCGCACTGACGATGTAGGGGACGCCGTCGATGTCGATCTCCGAGTCAACGGGATTCTCAGGGACGGCGCTTGATGCCACGGTGACGGACGGGCGGGTATCGGCGGCGCCGATCCCCATAGCCACGTCCTGCGAAGGGTTCTTGAAGATGCCGGCCACCTCGACGCCGGCGATCTGCACCCGTGCGTTGCCCAGGTGCTTGAGCACACTGGCGTTGGCGCGGTTTTGGGCGGCGAGGAAAGGCATCGTCGGGCCTGCTTAGCGGATTGCGCCGTCGAGCAGCACGCGGGCGGTGGCGTCGGTGCCGGCCTTGGCCAGCGCCAGACAGCCGACCAGGGTATTGCCGGCGGCGGTAACGGTCAGACGCCTGGCGGTGTCGTCCCAGTACACCTTGGCGCCCACGGTGCCGGTGTCGGCAGTCAGTGCGGTGATATCGAACACGCCCTTGCGCTTGATGTTGGCCAGCGCGCCGTTGGCGGCGTCGTACGCGGCGACGCCGAACATCGAGCCAACCAGCACGCCCTGGCCGCTGGCCAGGGCGTAGGGCGCGATCGCGGCGATCACGTCGCCGGCTTGCACATAATTTCTCATTTTCAGTTCCTGTCAGGAGTGGGTGGTATCGAATCTGGTCCGGGCTCGCTTACGCGCCGTTGCCGCGGTACAGGCCGCGGTGGTCGATGCGCGCCGCGGCGAAATCGAGGCGGCACTTCCAGGTGATGCCGTCGGTTTCGAAGCCGGTCTGGCTTTCGATGACTGGGCCTTCGGCGCCGTCGAGGTAGCAGAATTCCACCGTATCGACCTGGCTGTTGTTGCTGGCCAGGTACCACTGGGTCGAGCTGACGCCGTCGAGGACCGGCTCGACGATGGGCTCGACCGCGGTGCGCCCGCCTGCGCGGAACTCGTTGGTGTCGCTCTGCTTGGCTGGCACGTAGTTCGCGCTGGTCAACTGGTAGGCGTCCTGCTCCAGCGCCACCGGCACGATCAGGAAATTCGGCGCCAGGTTCAGCTCTTCGTTCTGCAAGCCCTTCTGCAGGCGCATCGCGGTGCGGCCGGCCTTCAGCGCGCTCATTTGCAAAGCCGAGCCGGCGCCGGTACCGAGATTGGCGTGGGCGGCATCGAACAGCGCGACGCCGTCGCCCATCAGGCCGTTGGCAGTCAGCTGGCTGTATACCAGCCGGTTTTCCAGGCGGCTGGAGCTGGCGCCGAAGGCGGACACCAGGCGCTCGAAGGCGCGCAGGTCGTCGTTGACGATGGCCTGGCGGGTCAGCGACACCATGCGTCCATAGGTGACCAGCGCGTAGCTGGAACCGGCGTCCTTCATGGTGCCGTAGGTGAATTCGCCGTGCTCGTTGGTCTGCAGCAGGTTAGGCGCGGCGGACAGCTGGACGATGTTGATGTTCTTGAAGTCCGGCGCATTTGGCGCGCGGCGGGCCCACTGGGTGTACGTGCCCTGGTTCTCTTCGTAGGCGCCGCGCATGCGCTTGTTCGCCACGTTGGCGAACAGCACCGCGAAGTCGCTGGTCGAGTGCATGCCGGAACGGAAGTTGAGAATTTCGGTCGCAAGGCGCAGGCGGTCCATGCCGCGCGTGTCGACGTGGCGCGACTGCAGGAACTCGCGGCCGATTTCCAGCAGACTCATGCCGCGGTACTGGCGGCCGTTGTCGGTCAGCGCAGCGCGCGCGTTGATACGGTGGGTGATCGCTTCCTCGATGCCGGCGATGCGGACCTGGTGTTCGTCGGTCGCCACCTGGATGCGCACGTTCTGGTGACCGCCGCCGGCAGCGTCGCTGCGCGCCAGTTCGTCGAGCACGGCGGCGCGCGCCTGGTCGACCGAGTTGCCGCCGCGGATCAGGCCGGCGGCAAGATTGCCGACGCCGTGGCGGGTGCAGATGTCGGTGATGTCGGCAGCGCGCGCGGCAGCATCGTTGGCGGCCTGGGTGACGGCGGCATCGGGTGCGGCCGACGCTGCGGGCGCACCAGTTGGCGCGGCTGCGCGCTGGGTTGCGGCGACGATGGCGGGGTTCGGTGCGCCGGCGCCCGCTTGGTTTTGACCTTGTGGCATGTGATTTTCCTGTGAAGGTGGAATGGACTGGGCGGACGCCCGGGTAATAAACTCGCACGGCGCACCATTGGCAGGCTGCGCGCGCGTGCTGGCGTTGGCGTCCGCCGGGACGGTGACGAAACTGATTTCGTACGGTTGCCACGCGACGGCGCGGTACAGCGGGATGTTGATGCCGTCGGTGCGGTCGATGGCGCGGGTGATCTCGTAGCGCGTGACCGTGTAGCCGAAGCTGATCGCGCGGATGATGCCGGCCTTGATGTCGCCGACAATGCCGGCCATGTCGGCGCGGGTCGATAGGCGCAGTGTCGCCAGGCCCTGGCCGTTTTCGATGCTGGCGCGCGAGGCGATGCCGAGGATGGCGTCGACGCCGCCATACACGCGGTGGCCGTCGAGCACCTGGACGGCGCCGGCTTCAAAGCGCGACATGTCGACCGCTTCGGGCGTGACGACCAGCTCCTCTTCGTACGTCGTCTCGTTGTACCAGTCGTAGCGACGCACGCGGCTGCCGGTAGTCCATACACAGTCGACGCTGTTGTCGGCTTCATTGAAAGTTGCCGGCACCAGCTCCGCGCCGCGCATCAACGGCGGCATGTCGTGGGCGGCACTGGAATTTGCTGGAGTAGTTGTGGTAGGCATGTCCGCAGTGTGCGGATTTCACTGTCTCAATTCTCGGAAAAGTGAGACGATTTTCGATGCACGGTTTTTTTTGCTACGCCGGCCGCTTGATGAAGTGGATCGCGCGGTAGTCGACGCTGGTGTCGGCGCATACGAAGCGGAAGGTGTACGCATTGTCGGCGCCGACGGCTTCATCCAGGCCAGCGACCCGGATGCACAGCGTGGTGCCATCGATGAACGCGACGCCATCGGGCACAATGCCGACGCCGGTACCGGTTACGCTCGCCAGCGAGGTGCCGGTTTCATCGCGCTACTCGACCAGGTCGCAGCCGTAAAGGTATCGATCCATTCGGCAACCTGGTGCATGTTCATCGCCCTATGCTGGTGGTTTCTTGGCGGGCGGATCGGTCGGTAGGTTACCCTTCTGCATGAACAGCAGGTACTCGAAGATCCCCAGTTCCTTGAGCCTGGCGATATCGGCTGCCAGCTCAACGAAGACGTCGTCCGGGTTGTAGCCGCGCTGGCGCAGTTTTTCGCTGATGCTGGACAGGCCGGCGCCGATCTCGGCCAGGTCGGCCTTGACGTCCTGCTCCGGGTTGATGTAATCCCACTTCGGCGGACTGAAGCTGACGGTGGCGTCGCGTCCGTTGATCAGGCCGGCCAGGTAGGCGGCCTCGACGAAGGCTTCGTGGATCGGCACCAGCAGTTTCGGGATGATCACCAGCCACTGCAGCTGCTGGATGGCGCGGCGGAAGTCGAGCAGGCGCACGCGCGCGCTGCTGAAATTGACTTCGCTCATGTCGCCGGTCAGCATTTCGTAGGGCACGCTCATGCCGGAGGCGATCAGGTGCAGGTTGAATTTGACGTACTCGACGTAACCGGGCGCGGCCTTCGGTTGGATCACAGTGAAGTTGGTCCCGTTCGGCATCTCTATTACGCCGCCGCTGGGCAGCTCGCCTAGTTCGCCGGTCCGCCTGGCACGGTCGACGCCATCGCCGCCATCGCCGATTTGGGCAGTGTGGCCTAGCCCTGCGGCGTCGCCGCTCGCCAGCACGCTCAAGCGGGTTTCCAAGTTCTTGCGCGCCAGTTCGGCATCCTCGTATAGCTGCAGGTCGCGCACGCGGGCGATCACCGGCGCCACGCGCGGGAAGCCACGGCCCTGTCCCGGGCGACCAGGCGAGAACAGGTGCTTGATGTTTTTGGCCGGGATGCGCGAACTTTGGGTTCGGCGCCCGCGCAGGACTGCGTTGTCGCCGGGGTGCTGGTCCCACAACCAGTACGCGGCGACGGCCCCGAGCATGTCGTATTCAATGCCGTTGACGATCGAGTTGCCGTTGTAGGTTGCGGTCTTGGTGCTGTCGAGCCAGTCGATTTCGAGCAGTTGGAGCTGCAGCGGCACCGGCAGGCCATCGGTCGGGCGGCGCGGCCGCAGGCGGATCAGTACTTCGCCGTCCACCTCGAGCGCGCGGGCGGCGGCAGCCTGCAGGCCGTAGTAGTCCAGCCGGCCGTCGGCATCGCACACCTTGACCCAGGCGTCGAACAGCTTGTTGATCTTGTCGGCTTCCTTGCCGGTGGCGCGCGGCGTGATGCCGGTGCCGATCGTCGCCGCCACCAAGCCATCGATGCCAGCGGTCACATACGGCACGTTCTGCACCAGCGCGCGCGACCTGGTGCGCAGCGCATGGGAGTCGGCCTGGTGATCGGCATTGGCGCTGGCGCCGGCGCGGCGCGGACGCCAGCCGTCGCGCGGGCTGGCGCCCTCGTACGCGCGCGCCAGGCTCTGGCGGGCGAAGTGGCGCTGGAGGCCCGCTCGCGGGCTGATCCAGCCGATCACGCTGTCGATCAGGTTGCGCATCAGTCGCCCCGCAATGTGGTGAAGGTAAAGCGGAAGCTGCCGGTGTGCGCCGCAGGCGCCGACGCCTTCAGCACGCCGGCGACGTGCCGGCGCGCGGCCAGCAGTTCGCTGGTGGAGCGGTATTTGACGCGGCGGCCGTCGAGTTCCACCTCCAGCTCGCTGGAGGCGATCGCGGAATCAAGGTTGTCGAGGTCAGTTTGAGAGAGAGCCATGCCGCCAAGGGTAGCGACGCGGCTGTCTCATTTCTCGGAAAACTGAGACGTTATTTTTTGTCGCCGGGCGTTTTGATGATGCGGTAGACCGTGGCGCGGCTGATATTGAGGCGGCGCGCCACCTCGCTGGCGTTGCGGCCGTTGAACAGGCTGAGCACCTCGTTGGCGATGCGCTCGCGCTCGGCCTGGGAACGTTGCGGGATGTAGGTCTCGATGCCGCTGAATTCCTTGCGGGTGGCCACCTTCATTTCGGCCATGCGCGCGGCCAGCTCGGGAAACTCGGCAAAAATGTACGCGAAAATGGCGTCGACCAGGTCGGGATTGTTGAAGATCGAGTCGCTCACCATTGCCGGCCCGCCTGGCGCCGCGGCTGCGGGGTCGATTGCGATTGCGGTTTCGGCGTATTCCATGTGTCTGCTTTCTGAGTGGCGGGTAATTGGGCTTGCTGGACGGCTTCCGCCGCTGGCTCTGGTGGTGTTGGAACTGGTTCGGCGAACAGGTCGCGCGTTTGCGGGTCGACGATGTCGCGTACCGTCTGCCACTGGCTTGCGGTTTTGTTGTTCAGGCCGAGGTAGTGGGCGACGGCCAGGTTGTAGACCATCAGGTCGCCTGCTTCGTTGCGGTCGTTTTTTTTCTTGTCCCAGACGCGGACCTTGCGTCCACGCTTGTAGACGGCAATACAGTATTCGGCCGTGAGCTGCTCGTAGTACTCCGCCGGCAGGTCGGCGGAAAAGTGG